AGGTATTGATACAATATCATTTAAAATTGATGTTTTATCGTAAAATTTGATTACGTTGTTACATTGAAGTATCTTACCTTGGCAATAAATTGAATCATCAGCATCTAATTCAGTTACTAACCAATTCAAACTATCCCATTCAATTAAATCACCAACTAATAAATACTCATTTGGTTTAGTAATTACATTCATTTCAGTATTAAATTTCGTGCTATTACTTGAACCATATATTAATAATTCTCTATCAATGCCATTCACTTTACATTTAGTACATTTACCACAATCAACAAATCCACTTGAAATATGCCGTTTTGCATTACTCACTTCTGTCTCGCTTTTACTTAAACCAGTTGTATTGTTTATAGTTCGATAGAATTCAATTATACTTGCATCCATGGCACACCCCTAATCAATATCTACATATTTGATAGTTTTTAGTTTTCCAGTTATTCTATCTCTACTGGCATATCTTTTTATTTTTACTCTATTCTCACTGCTAATTTCTTTAAACATATCAATGAATGTTTTTCTTTCATTAGCAGGTGAAGCAATATTTAAGTCTTTGGTAGTAAACTTAACTTGAAATGCTTTTAATAAAGCCATATCTTTTTCAAAGTACTTTTCTTTCATTAAATCTGCTAATAAATCTTTTTCATTGTTTGTCAAATCAATATTAAAAACTTCTAATACCTCATCATAATTATTAAAATCAATATCAGGAGTACAATCAGAAGTTAACTTTGAAATTGATTCTAATAAGTAAAATTTTGCTCTCTTTGTAGCTATTGCCAATGCTTCTTCTATAGGTACATTGTTATACATAAAGAAATCAGCATCTTTTTCAATCTTACCAAAAAAGAGTTTATAAATATCTTCCCATAAAGTCACTTGAAACCACCCCTAACTATTGTAATTTTCAACTTTATTTAGTTTTCTTTGAAGTTGTTTTCTTTTCTACAACTGTTTCGGGTTCAGCTTCAGTCTCTACACTTTTAGTCTTTACTTCTTTAACTTTTGGTTCAACCTTAACTTCCACTTTAGTTTCAATGGTTTTTTTAACAATCAACTTGATTTCACTTCTAACACTACCTTTTGCAAGCTCATATATTCTTGCGTTTACAACGTCAAATACTCTCTTAGGAATATCATATTCATTAGTATTATCTAACTTAATTAGAATAGAACGAACTTTTTCAATAGTATTCATACTTGTGATTGCAATAAGCTTTTCCAATTTATCTGTGTCAGTATTAAGAATAATATCTTCAATTTCATCTTTTGTAAGATAATTTTTGTCAGGCATAATTCTCAATTCCTTATAGATTTCATCTTCTAAATCAGCATCAAACCTTAAAGTTCCATTTCTAAAAATTGCTGATTTGTTATTTATTAATTGAACATCAGAAAATACCACTGGAGTGATACTTGGCTCTCCTATTTCATTTGATCTTTCAAATTTATATCCTAAATCGTTATAAGCGGAAGGTGCATAAATATTTCCATCATATTCGTTATATACATTAAACACTGTATTTTTATCTATCATACTTCATTTCCTTTCTTTTTTAATTTAATAATTGGAGAGGTATTTAAAAACCCCTCCAATTATGTGTTTTTATATTTTACTTCTATACGATTGTTAACTTAGCAATCTTTTCAAGTTTAGTGATTCCGTAAACAAATTCAAATCCTGTAAATTTAAGGTCAATTACTTCTCTGTTGTTGTCTGGAGTCTGAAGAACTCTTAGACCACCTCTCATGTACATCTGACCAATCTTGTCTGCAAAGCCAAATAATTTCTTTTGTGTGATTAAGTGTGAACCATCTGGAAGTTTCTTACCAGCACTAACTTGAGCTAGAGGAACACCATCATACATCTTAAGAACTGCACTCATATTAAGAGCATCCTTCATGTTGTCTGATAAGAATTTATCATATCCAGATATATTCTTGATTCCTCTTAGGTCTGTGGAAAGTCCAACAATCAAAGGGTTTACTCCATTATCTAAAAGATAACCAGAGAAATCATCCATTGCTGTTACAGTCAATGATCCACTTGCTTCAAACCCCTGTGTAGATGGAGAAGTGATTAGACTATCTACCTTATTAAATACAGAGTAGAATTTCTTATTGTTAAGAGCTTCTGTTGACATCTGTGTAAGTGTAGCAATAGTTTTAAAACCGTTCTGTCTTAAATCAGACATCTTTAATTCTGTATCAATCTGCAAGTGAACATTTTCCTTAGTTGCTCTTGTAAAGTCGATGTAAGACTTATCAACATTACCTGTTCTAGCCGCAGATTCCTGTGCGTTTAATCTGTTTACTGGATTAGTGATAATACCTACATCATCAAATTCTCCAATTGTATCCATTTCAAACATATAATCAAGAAGTTCAGAAGGAGCATTGTATACTTCTGGCTCAACTACCTTAACTAGATACTGAGACAATTCAGTGCTTGCAACACCAGTTGTACCAATGTGTTTTGCCCAAGCATCTACTGCTTGAGAAATAGACTTATCTTCTTCTGATAATTCTAAATTTTTAATTACTTTATCTGACCAGTCGAACATGCGACCTTTATCTTTCATTACTTGACTTAATTCTACCATTATGTAATTCCTCCTATATTTATATTTAAGTTATTTATTAAATAATTTCAAAGCCTAATAGCTTGTGTCCATTGTCTGTAACCCAACCTAAAGACTTAATATTAGTCTTAGCATTAGTTGGAGAAGCAATTAGTTTACCCTGTGTATCACCTGTAATAGAAACAGTTAGGTACTTGCCTGCTGTTACATCTGCATCTACTAAAGCACTATCATATTCAGAAGTTGCTTTTCTTACACCCTTCTGAAGTGTAATTAGTCCTGCTATAGCACCAATTATAATAGTATCTTGTTCTGTGTCATATTCTGAATAAGGTTCATCCATAGCAATGCCTTTAGTTACAACTGTACCTCTATCAACTAAATACATTTCAGTTACATCAGTAGCTAAACCAAAAGTCTTAGCTGACTCATTCTTAGCTACGAAAGTACCTCTTACCATAGCAACACTAGCTTTCTTTGTTGCATCAACGTTGATGCCATATGACTGTAAATCTCTTAACATAATTCAATATCTCCTTTTCTTATTTCAAAAAATCTTTAAAAGCCATCAATGGGTCAATTTCCACATTGTTTGCATTTAAGTCTACTTTAGTATTTTGAGTTTCTACACTAGAAGCCTCAATTTCACTCTTAGTTTCTTTATCAAGACTAGCTACAACTCTATCTGCAATCATTCCCTTAATGAATGTAACATTAAGTTCTGAAATAGCAGTTTTGATTTCTTCAGATGTTTCAATTTCCTCATCAGTAATAAATCCACCCTTAGTAGCATAAGCTTTCAATTCTTCCTTCTTCTGTGCAATTTCAGCTTCTTTCTTTTCTGCTTCAGAAGTTTCAACTTTTTCTTTGTAAGGTGTAAGTTCAGCAATTGTAGTATCTTTTGCTTGAATTTCTGCACCCAATTTGATAACTTCATCTAATTTAGTAGACAATTCAGTATCCTTCTCAGTTAGTTTTTCTGTAATTTCTGCAATCTGAGTGTCTTTTTCAGCCAACTGAGTATCAATAGTTTCTGTTGGAACAAAAGCCATCTTTACGTCTTTTCTACCAGTAATTTGAACAGTTTCATCGCTCGATGTAGAGAATGTAAATTCAACATAATCGTCTTCGGACTCTCTCCACCATGTATAAGCTACTGCTCTAAATTCATAAGGATACACTCTAGCAATATACCAATAATTATCTTTATCAGAAAAATTTATAGAATCAGAAACTTTCTGATATAAATCATTGATAGTAACACTAGACATCTCCTTGCCTTTATTTTTTACAATTTCAGACATATCTTCTCCTCCTTGGTTATTTATATTATCTTCTTTATTTATTTCAACCTCATTATTAAAAGAGGCTTCAACCTTATCTTGTTTGTTTTGAAAAACATCTTCTGCTAATGCTTCAGCCAGTAACATTTCATCATCTGATATTGAAGCAACCTCCAATATTCCAGCTTGCGGAACAGCAGGTGTAACATTGCTACCTAGTAGACAATTACCAATGAATTCCCATTCTTTTAGAACTTTATTTGCTCCAGTTATTTCTGATTCGATTACATCAATTTCCCATGAACTAGAAAGTTTTCCTTCTTCAAATAAATCATCAACAACTTTCATATATTTTGGAAATCTAGTTGACCAAATTTTTGATTTTGCTAATATAACTTCTTTTTTATCATCAAAACCATCTATTTCTCTTTCTTCAATCCAAACATCTATATATGTACCAATTGCATTAGTGGCAAAATAATATTCTTTTTCACCATTTTGATTTATCTTGTATTTATATTCATGTCCACCCAAGTCATCTTCCGTTGACTTTAAATAGGCTACACATGGCATATCTTTTAAAGTTCCCATATATAATTCTGCTGTTTCTTTTTCAATTACAACGTTATTTCTATTTGGTTCTCCAATTACTGATATTAAGAAAGTTGCTTCTTTGTAATTTCTATATGAAGATAGTTCAATCATTTTATTTGATAGTACAATAGTTTCTTTATTCAATGTTTACCTCACTCCTTTCTTATTAATCAACCAAATTCAATCCCATGTTCTTGCAATGCATTAGAAATTTCTTTTTCAGATACATAAAAAGTAGTATCAATTTTCACAGATACTACTTTCTTTTTTAGAATTTCTATTTCTATTTTTTCATTACAATTAGGGCAATTAATTGATATTTTCATATCTCTAACACTCCCTATTTAATATTTTTAAGGTCATTTTTATATCTTGCTTTATTCTGAGTTTGTTGTTCTTTATCATCATTCTGATTATCTTCTGTTTTATCGGTGTTTTTATCACTTCCGCTATCACTACCTGAAATTACAAAACTAGTTGGGTGAGGTGTGAAAACTTCATCGTATTCTAAATCATTTTCCTTAGTTCTTCTTATAGCTTCGTCTTCAGCAGTAATACCAATATTAAGTGTTTCAAATACAGTCTGATAAGAAGCTCCAACTTTACTATATAGTAATTCAACAAGCTTCATTTTAGCTTCATTGTCTAATAATTGGCTATCTTGAATAGTTGCAGTAGGACAGTATAATAAATCAATATTATTAAGTTCACAAACAACTTTGTAATATTTATTCAGAATGGAACTCAACTGCTCTGTTATTTTATTGATTGTTTTTAATAACTCGTCAACATTTACAGATACAGCACTATAAGAAGTTTTAGATTCATTTGAAAGGAAACTTATACCTAATGCATTTAATACTTTATTTCTATAATATGTAATAGTCTCAATCTTCGTGGGTTCTTGTTTAGTCTCAATCATTTCAATCTTTTCAACATAAGCAGGACAAGTAACCACAACAGTATTTTGGCTTAATGCAGATATTAAATTCCCATGAGCATAACTAATTTCTTCAAAATGCTCAGTATTTTGTCCATTATTACCCAACAAATCTTTTCTTAATATTTGAGCAATAACCTTCTTACCTCTAGCAATAGTATTCTTTCTATCAACAGTATCAATAGTTTCTAACATTAATTGAGCAGGAAGAGATTTGAAGATTGGAGACAATCCATAAATTCCGTTCAGATTATTTATCCTACAAACCCCCACTCGTTTTGAATCTAAAATAGCATATGTATCTTTAAGCCTATAAGCATTCACAACTTCGGGAGGATAGTTTTTCTCTATTTCTTCTTTAACTGTTTTAGAAAATGGATTTTTAGCTTTTAGATTTTTATATATTTCTACATTAGAAGATAATCTACTTTGTAATTCAGTCATATTTATTAAAACAATAGGCTCTCCATCTATACTATAAGATGAAATTTCAGCAACTCCCAGTGGATAAACATCAATAGTATATCCTCCGTCTAAGTCTCTTAAATAAGTTATAAATGTTCCTTCACTAAATGTAGTAGTAGAGCCTCGCTTAATAAACTTTTCTAAATCTATTTTTTTATTAAATGAGTTTATAATAGATTCAACATTTGACTTTATTTTCTGTTTATTTCTACCTTCTACTGTTACAAAACTTAATTTAACCTGAGAATTTACATTGTTCTCAATAGATTCATATACTTTTCCAGTTAAATCATCTTTGTTTATGTATTTCTTAACAATAGAGTTAATAGTTTTTATTTTTGTTATGTTATCTTGAGGATTATTAGCTAAGTTGTCTAATTGTTCAGGTTTGATTGTTGGAGTACCTAAATTATTTTCACCTAAATATTTTGAATATAAATGTTTTGTGATTTCAAAATTATAAGTTGCTTGTTCAAAACCTGTTTTTTGAGTTTCAGGTTGTTGAGTGGCGGTTTGAGATGTTACTACTTCAATTTCATCATCTATTGTTGAAGTTTTGGTTTTGGTTTGTTTAGGTTTTTGGTTTGCCAATATGTATTTCACCTCCCTTATGTTTGAGATTTAATTATCATTGAAATTAATATTTATATTTTATATTTAATTATCATTCTAAAACTACTGATGTTGCAAATGTTGGTGCGGTTGCCCAATTTGTTGAAGATTTTTTCTTCTTTTGTAACTTCTTTTCAAGTAAGCTAACGAAAAAGTTTCCATAAGCAAGACTAACATAACGGTCTTTTCTTTTACCTGATTGCTCTTTTAGTTTTATATATTTTGGATGTTCTACTCTCTCTAACAATACCATTTCATTTTCTAGTAAACTTGTTTGTGCATATGGCATTAGAATATCAACTTGTTCTTCCGCAGACAATTTATTAAACCATGTTTCTTGGACAAAAGTTTCTCTAGCTTCTTCTTTAGATATTAGCAATTCAATTTTTTGATTTGTAATTTTATCTTTTAAATCCAATGCGATATCATGATTAAACTCTTCTGTTGCAGAAATTGTATATATCTTCTTTTCATATTCATCTTCTGTATGAAAAGCCGCCAATTTAGGTTCTTCAAATTCATTCATGGAGTAAAAAGGAATATATTCAATTTTCCTTTCATTGTCATACATTTTTTTACATAAATATCCATATACACTAATACCGTTACCCTGTCTGTCCAATACTATATAATCACAATCAAAATCATCAAATAATCTTCTGATCATAAAAGCTTGGGTTTCTGGGTGAATCCCTTGATGAGATTCAATATGTTTAACATATCTTTTATATCTCATTCCATCTACTGATTTTTTAGCAACTATTAAAGTAAATACAGATGCGTCATTTGCGTCTCCACCTAATAATGCTATATCACAACTTAAGATTCTAGTCTCATTCTCTAATTTTTTCTTGAATATTGTTTTATTTTTAATTATATTTTGTATTTCTTTTTTATAAATAGGATACAACGATTTTTCTATATTTTTTAATTCTTCGGTTTTAAAATATGCTTTTTCACTTTCCCCAAAAAATAAACAATCCATTTCCATTAGCCAACCAATTTCATCAATATCTTCTTCAGCTAATTCATCTGTAAGTTGCTCTTCGTTTGTTAAATTCTCTTTGATGGCAAATTGATACGGTAGTCCACACACAAAATACTTTTTACCTTGAAGCATTGCTTTTAAAAATACAGAATATCTGTTAAAACTCCAATTAAACTTATAATAAGGAGATGTTAAAAATATTTCCTGATTTCTTTCCATTAGTGATTTGTCATTTTTATATTCATCTTTTTTTAGATATCTTGGTTGACGTGAAACTGCTAAAAATCTTCTTAAGACATTTTTATATATTTGTGGGTCAATCATTCGAAATTCATCCAAAATTATTGTGTTTGCTCTCTTAGAACGTGCGTTCTGGGTTGCTGGAACAACTTTAATCCAAGAACCATTTAGAAACACCAAATTAGGGTCAGGTGAATTCATTGATGTACGAGGGCTACCGTCTATCTCTCTTTCTATCATACCAGTCGATGACATAACCATTAATTCAGGTATTTTTTCGACTATCAAATTCATTGCCTGTTCTTTGGTTTTTGATGCAATTATAATTTTCGTGCCTGGGTAAAGAATACATTTTACTACACAATATAATGTTACCAAGAAGGATTTACCCAAACCTCTACTTGCAAAAAACATCGTATAATTATAGTGTACCATTACGTATAGTAATATTTTTTGGAAAGGTTTCAAAGAAATTCCTAGATACTCCTCGGCAAAAATATCTGGTCTAGCCCTGTAAAAAGATGCCCATTTATTTATGCCTTGCATAAGTTTTTCTGATTTTGTTAATTTTTCGTTAGACTTGTTATAATTAGCAGACTTGTCATATAACCCTACAGCATTTTTATTTTTATTTCTTTTAACTTGTAAATTTTCATGTCCATCCATATATTATACACCTACTCTTCTTCATATTCTTCTTTTCCTACAGATGTAAAATCAATGGTAAATTCTTTTATAGCTTCGTCATAGAGCCTAGTGGCTTCATTATTTAATCCTTCCATTTTGGCTAAATGCCCGACCATATATGTATCAATATATCTTTTCATTTCATCATCCATAGTCTTACTAATAGGATCTTCATTTTCCCATTTCTTAATAAAAACACCAAAACTTACCTTTTCGTTTTTATCTGCACCTGTGGCTTGTACTGGTTTCAAATTACCATCGTTCATTAAACTACTTCTTGAAGTTATCAATTTAGTAACATCACCTTTTTCTAACCCCTGTCTTATTCTTTCAATTTCCAAATTAATACAACAGATGTCTTTCATAATCATTTCCATACCATAATCAGGACATTCAAAGTCTGTTTTTAATCGGTACATTTCATTTTCTAAAAAATCATACTCCCAATTATCTTTGTTTTTACCCCAATATATTTTTACATCTTGATCTACTTCTTCGATATTTTCATCCAAGGGTTCAATAGTATTTAATCTATTACTATTAAATCCACTGTCTTGATATCTAAATGAGTCTATTCCAGTATTATTTTTAGTGGTTGTACTTAATTTGCTTTTATAATATCCAAACACAGCGTTTGCTTTTTTACCCTTAGATAATAAACTTTCAATATGAGATTTGGTTTGTGTCAAAGCATCTGTGTCATAAATTACATCTAAATCTCTACATGTTAAATCCAAAGCGATTTCTAAATTATTATGTATTGCAAAATATGTCTGATATAATTCGTTACAGCATTCTCGGCAGACGGACATTAAATTATTTTTATCTAATATATGATTGGTAGCTTCATAAAAATTTGCAGGTGATTTATATGACATACACATCCTGCAATAAATTTTTCCGTTAATATTTGTATTTTTAGGTTCTCTGATTGTTTTATTGATTTTTGGCATATACTCACCCCTTTTTATAAGTCAGATGTAAATTATTTTTATCCAAAAAATCATTAAACTCGCCTAATACTAGACGAGTCTTAAATTCTTCAAATTGTTTAGGTGTATTATTTCCATTCAAATATATTGAGTGAAAAAGTTTATGTATTTTAGAATTAAGCGTCACACCTAATCCATAGAATTCATGTTTTTTATGTAATGTATCTACTATTTGATTTAACTCACTCTCTGAATATAATATATATTTTTCTCTTAGGTCTAAATTAAGTTCATTTAAAACTTCTCTTATAATTATATTCAT